TAGCAAAACATATTGGTGTTAATCCAACTGTTTTAAGTCTATGTTTGAAAGGTGAAAGACACTTGAACCCGGACAAGGAAAAACAATTAAAAGACTTGTTAAAAAAGGTTTCTTAAATGGTTTTTTGTCTTTGCAAGTGTAGATTTTTGTTTACAATATGTAAAATATTTTAAGTTATGCCCGATATAATTTGCCAAAACTGCGGCAGCATCAATGATTTCCGCACAGTAATGAAGTCCAACCAACAGACAGCTTGGTGTAATGGATGTGATTGTTTCATTAAGAACATTCCACAAGGTAAACCAGTTAAACTTTACTTCGGTAAGTACAAAGACCGATTATTATCGTCTATGAACAGTATAGAAGAAGTACAATACCTAAAGTGGCTATATGTTCAACAATGGTGTAATAAGCTATTATCTCAACAGATAGCGACCCATTTAGGGAAGGTGATAATAGATGACCCAAACGAGGATTGGGATTACGTGAAAGGAGATAAACACAATGGCTAAAGACCCTGCTTTCCTTTTTTATCCCGGTGATTGGATAAGTGGAACTATGTATTTGACCTTTGAACAGAAGGGTGCTTATTTTGAATTACTTATGCTTCAATTTAACATTGGGCGGTTCGATGAGGACAATGTAAGGCACATTTTAAACTCTCATTTTGACAAATTATGGCCTGTAATTAAGAGTAAATTCAAGTTTGATGGTGTTAAGTACTATAACGAGCGTCTTGAATTTGAAAAAGAAAAACGTAAGTCGTTCTGTATCAGTAGGAGAGAGAATAAAGTTAAAACATATGATAATACAAGTGTACCTACATATGATACATCATATGATGAAACAAGTGTTGAACATATGTTACTACATATGGAAAATGAAAATATATATAGTTATTTAGATAGTTTAACTAATAAAGGGGGTAACGAAATTTTAAAAAAAGTAGACCACCTTAGTATCACAAAAGATGAGTACTTGGGATTGTTGGGTTACGGGTGGACACCAAAACAGATTGATGATATTTTTAACAAAATAGAAAACTACAAAGAAAACAAAAAATATAAATCACTTTACAAGACAGCGATTACTTGGCTACAAAAAGATTTTCCTAAAGCGACAAAAGAGGAGAAGAAAAAAAACGAAAAAAGTTTAAATTCTATTTTGCCAACACATCGTAAACCTGTTCCTGTAAGATGAATCAAGAATTAATACCTAAAGTTCCGGGCTTACAATTTATGCCTGTGCTTGAAAATAAGAGGCCAATATTTGATGAGTGGCAAACCACGAAAAAAGAATATGATTTTAGTAGGGCAAAAGCAATCGGTTTAGTATGCGGTAAAATATCTGATTATGTACAAGCTATTGATGTTGATTTAAAGTATGACCTTACTGGAAAGATATTCGATGAGTTTAAAAAACAAGTCGGTGAAATTGATAAAAACCTTTTACGGAAGTTAACAGTACAATCAACAGTTAGCGGTGGTTATCATTTAATTTTTAAATGTAAAGCGATTGAGGGAAATAGGAAACTATCCGAACGTTATACAACAGAAGAAGAAAGGCAATTTACATTTAAGAAAACATATGATAAAATAGTTTCTGATTTAAAAAAAGAAGGCGAATTAAGTAGCGAGCAAATTATTCAGAAAGCAACCCTTGTAGCGCATAACGCAAGTGAAAAAGATACAATCAGGGTTTTATTTGAAACGAGGGGAGAAGGCGGTTACATAGCTTGTTATCCGACAAAAGGTTACGAAATAAAGTACGGTAGTTTTGACAAGATTAAATACATTACCGAAGAAGAAAGAGATATATTATTCTCGGTAGCAAGAAGTTTTAATGAGGTTTACAAGGAGTTTAAGCCCAAGAAAACGTTACCAAGAAAAACAACTAAGGGCGATACACCGCTTGAAGATTATGACAAACGTGGCGATGTAGTTTCATTGCTTGAGGAATATGGATGGACAGCCGTTGGTAAAAAGGGAAGTAAAATTTTACTTAAAAGACCCGGAGATACCAAAGCAACTCATTCAGGCAATTTTGATGAAGAAAAAAATTGGTTTAGTGTATTTAGTACATCAACTGAATTTGAAGCACAGACGGCTTATAGACCTTATGCAGTTTACTGTATTTTAAAATGTAATGGAGATTGGAACGCATTGCCAATTATGCTTTCAAAAGATGGCTACGGGAGTAAAGATGATGACAGGGTTGATACTGAAATACCAAGCATAATAAACACATCAGATGAGGATGACCTTTCTTTCCTTGCTACCGAAGAAGATTATGATGAGTACCTTGAAAAATGGCGAACAGGAACATTTGAAATGGGTAAATCAACCGGAATTGAACCGCTTGATAAGCATTTTCTTTTTAAAGAGGGTAATTTGGTTATCATAAACGGGATTGATAATACAGGTAAGAGTTCCGTTGTTTGGTATTTAGCAATGCTATCCTGTATGTTTCATGGTTGGAAATGGCTTATTTTTAGTTCCGAAAACAGGGTAGGTGGTATTATCAGAAAGCTAATTGAATTTTATTGGAGTGAACCAATAGACACGATGAGTGAAGATAAATACAAGTTTGCAAAGCAATTTGTAAAAGAAAACTTTGACATTATAAAAGTCAGCGACAAGATGTACAACTACCAAGATATTTTAAACATGACAAAGTTGGCATTTAAGAAACATCAATACAAGGGTTTAATGATTGACCCTTACAATTCTCTTAAAGTTGATATACCGTCAAAGTCAAAAAATTCAACGTATGATTATCATTACGAAGCGGCAAGTGTTATACAATTATTTGCCAAAAAGTATAACATTTCTATTTATTTGAATTGTCACGTTGGTACTGTTGGTGCAAGGAATAAAGACAAAAGCGGATATACCAAAGCACCACAAAAAGAGGATACTGAAATGGGCGTTATGTTTGCTAATAAGGCAGATGAATTTATTACAATCCACAGAATAACTCAACACGAAACGGAATGGATGTACACGGAATTTCACGTTAGAAAAGTTAAAGAAACAGAAACAGGTGGCAGGGTAACTCCATTTAGTAAACCCATTGACTTTAAAATGGTTAATAACCTTTCAGGGTTTGAGTATATTGCAAACAGGTCGATACCTGCAAGTGGATACAACGCAATCCAAGAGTACCACAAAAAGAAACAGTTACCAAAGTACACAGAGCCAAAACAATTACAACCAAGTAAACTATTTGACGCTTACACCCCAATTAATCAACAAGAAGCAGAACCCCCTTTTTAAAAAATTATGAATTTAGGTATCCCATATATGGGTTCTAAAAGAAAATTAGCAAGTGATATTTTGCATTTTATAACTCAACGGCACACAAGTATAACTGATTTTTATGACTTATTTGGTGGAGGTGGTTCAGTTTCGTTTAATGCAATTAAAGATTACAGATTTAACGTTCATTACAACGAATTAAATAGCCATATTTATTCATTGGTTGAATACCTAAAAACACACAGAGAACTTGAACCTAAATTTTATGAATGGGTTACAAGGGAAGAGTTTTTTAAACAATGTAATAGGCAAGACGCAGATTGGTATAGTGGATTTGTTATGACTTGCTGGAGTTTTGGTAATAAACAAACAAGCTACATGTACGGGGATGATATACAGGAAATGAAAAGGCTTGCCCATCAATTTGTTGTTTATGGCTGTTTGGATAGTATGAAATCTTTAAATATTAACATACCCAAATTGTGCAATATAAAAGATGTTCAACAAAGACGCATTTACTTTTGTGATTATGTACAAAAAGTAACAAAAGATAGGTTTGATATGCAAAATTTGGAACGAGTTAAAATGATTGAATCTTTAGCACGCCTGCAAAACCTGCAAAACCTGCAAAACCTGCAAAACCTGCAAAACCTGCAAATTACTAATTTTTCTTATGAAAATGTAATAATTAAAGGCAATAATCCTGTTATTTATTGTGATATTCCATACAAAGGAACAGGCGAATATAAAGAAGGCGGGTTTGATTATGAAAAGTTTTACAAATGGGTAAACGAATGTCAGTATCCTGTTTATATTTCAGAATATAATGCCCCTTTTAAAATGGTTTACGCTTTTACACATAGAAGTTCATTATCTGCAACCAATAACAAAAAGAAAACCATCGAAAAGATATTTTGGAACGGAAAGGGAAACGCATTTAAAAATGTTTTATTCGATTAACCCATGCACCACCACATAA